TTACCATCTTTTAATTTTTATTTCGTTCCAGTCTTTACGTCTTTTATCACAATTACATTTAGTGCCACGCATCTTATGGTATTTATCTACAAGAAACTTAATGCCAGTATATTTTGTTATGTAGAATACTAAATCTCCAAGTTTCATATTATTGTATATTTAATTCTTTATTAAGTTGATACTGATTTAAAATATAAGATTTTGTGCTATAATTTCCTAATGTTCCAATGTTGTCAGGATTAATAATTTGATCATAAGATGACCAGCCACTAAAAGTAAAAGTTGGAAATTCACCTGTCATAAGAGCATAACCATCTACATATTTTTTTTCTTTACCAAGCCTTACTAATAATCGACCATTTTTGTATGTTGTATTTTTAACATCTATAGTTTTTCCATTTTTTAAAACTGCATCATTAGAATTAAAATAGTTTTTATTTAAAGATGTTCCATTATCAAAATCAACATCACACATTTTACAAAATGCAAGTTCTGCTGAAAATCCATTTAAACACATAGTATAAAACTTCATTTTTTTATCAACTTTAAAATTATTAATAAAATAAGATTCATCTTGATTGTTTAATTTTTCTGACATTTCTTTAATTAAATCTTGTTCTTCTTTAGATAAAGTATAAGTCATTCCGTATGTCAATTTTTTATTCATAATAGTTTTTTTAATTTCTGTACTACTTTTTTATAAGTGTTGTATAATGAATAATAAGGTATGCCAGATTTTCTTGAAAGTTGGGCTATTGATTCACCACCTTCAATTATTTGATATATCTTTTTATCATACCAATACATATTATTTAATTCGTTTTGTATTTCTGCATATACTTCATCGTAATTTTCACAATCAAAATCAGATAAATGATTCCTTACATTTTCAAGTTCTATAATTTGTACTTTAGATTCTTTACGTTTTAGATCTAAAAACAATGTTTTAAGTGTTTTAAATATATAATAGTAATTATAATCTGTTTCACCAAAATCAATATTTAAGCCATTCTTTATTTTCTTATCTATTTTGATATACATTTCTTGAACAATATCTTCTGCTGTTTCTTTATTGCATCCAAAAGAACTTACAATGTCAATCCAAACTTGATGTTTGTTAAATATATCCGATAAGCAATTCTTCATAGTTATTTAGTTTGTTAGTGGATCGTATAAATCCCCTACTATTTCAGGTAGTCCTATTTCATTTACCTTAAAACTAAATGTTTCAAATGAATAACCCCTGCTACGTTTGCACTTAACGGTTATCCAATCTTTGTTTACTGTATTTGCTTGAAGTTGTATTTGTGTTTCTGCTTTTTTTTCTAAAAAAGAACCAAGATGTCCTGTAGGTTTGTCTGAACCAAAGTTAGAATGAATCACACACATAATATGAATATTATATTTTGCCGACCATTCCATAAGTTTTTGCACACAAGCATTAGATTCTTCTAAATTATTTACATCTGAAACCAGATCTGCTATTCCATCTAAAATTAAAAGCCCTGCGTTTTCAACTTTGTGTTCTAAACAATATTCTATAAATTGTATTCTTTGTTTATAGCCTATTGATCTTAATCCAAATGTATGATAATTTTTTGAATAATCAACACTATTCATATCTAAAACCTTTTTAAACACCTTTTGGCAATGCCATTTGCCTTGTTCTGTGTCTATGTGTATTAGGTCTTTGTTTTCACGATGTCCTCTTAAACCACCTCCAAAATTGTTTTTAGCACCTAAATAGACAGAAGCTAATAATGATACAAGAAATGTTTTCTTTGTTTTAGGTGGTGCTTGAATAAAACTAAAGTTACCATAAGTACCTATTGGAATTGGTAATAGATAATCTTTGTTCTTTGTTTTAAGTAATGTTTCACCAAGTGATAAAGCAACTGGAGGATAATCAATGGATTCGTTAGGATCTACTTTACAATCATCTTCAATAGATTGCATTATAAGGAATTGTTCTGTTTGTTGTTCGTCTAATCTTAATTGCATTTACATAAATATATAAAAAAAAGGGGTGTATTAGACCCCTTTAAAAAAAATGTTTTTTAAAATATTAAAATGGTAGGTCGTTAGATACAGCTGGTGTGCTTAACTGCTTCTTCTTTTTCAGCTAATTTAATAATGTCATTAGTCCATACTACTTTACCATTACCAAGATAGTTTCTTTGTGCTTTAGCTTCACGTTCTTCTTTTGTTTGTGAATCCATAATAGCTACGTTGTTTCCGTATCTTGTGTCATCATTTAAAGATATTGTAAGGTTGTAATATACTGCACCATCTTTACCTTTAATGAATTTTTCTTTAGGTAGTTTATCTACTCTAATACTTGCATTGATAATTGCACTCATAATTTATTGTTTTTTAATTTTAGTTAATAATTCTTCTTTTGTAGTTTTCTTTATTTCTGGTTTTTTAAAAGAATCTGATTCATCTTCTCCCTTGATTCCTAACGCATAAAAACCTGTTAGCTTTAAAACAATTCGTGATAAAGCCCTTTTTTCTGCAATTTCTGTTACATACCAAGTGTTCGTATTTCCATCTTTATAATTTGCACCTTTTAGAGCAGAACCAAATGTTTGCATAGATTTACCATTAAATTCTCCAAAGGCTTGTATTACTGCAAAATTAGGTTCAGATTTAATACTTTCATATTCAACTTTAATTTTTTCTTTTGCTTCAATTTTTTCTATACCTTCTCTTGTGATAATTGTAAAACTTTTATTACCTATTTCTTTAGTAAAAAAATGTTCTTTAGATAATTCATATTTATAATAAAGTTCTGTTAATTTTTCTTTGTTCATAATGTCAATTCGTTTTGTTGTGATACTTCTAATTTTGCTTCTAAAACGTCTTTAGCTTGTAAAGTAAATTCTAAATGTTTTTTTAGCTTTTGGATTTCTTCTTCCTTTTGTTTAATGAAGTTTTGATAGAAACCTACTTGAACATAATGTTCTTGATAAGATATTGTTCGTTCCATATAATTGTATTTGTTTTACACAAAATTAACAATTTATTTAATAACTACCAAAAAAAAAAGGAGCTAATTTAATTAACCCCCTTTTTCTAAATACAAATTGAAACAGAACTTCTCAAATATAAAAACTATATAAAGTCTTTTATTAACAAATTATATTTAGTTATTAAATCTTCTATTTCATCATAAGAATACTTTGTTATTTGTTTGGCTTTATAGTAAAGTGATTCAGAACAACCTGATCCATATTCAAGATCTAAATTTTTGCCAAAAATAAACTGTTCACCATATTTAAATACATTACACCCTGCACATTGTACTTGGCAATTTATTTCATCCCAACGTGTTGAATAGTGTTTACGACTTTGAAAATGACCACATTGTAATTTCTTCCAATGATCTTTTTTGCCACAAGTAAAACATTGTGCAATTTCATTTTTAGCAAATCTTTGTCTTATATATAAACTAAATACTTTGTCAAGTTTTTTAATTAATTTACTTCTTGCTATTTTTTTCATTTGTAGGAATTACTTTATTGCATTTTTTACACAAGTAATAGTAACCATTTTGATTGCTACCTAAATATAACATTTTTATTTTACACTTTTTACACTTCATATATTATAACTTTTGGTTATTACCTATGGTTTTTATAATAACTAAAAAGAAAGAAAAAGAAAAAGGACAAAAAGAAAAAGAAAGAAAAAAGCCTACAAAAAAGAAATAATTTAAGTGCCTGATCCAAACACCTTCCGTCTTTATTAGGTTGTGCAAGTTTTGCTATAAGCCAGACAAATATATAAAAAATATTTTATCTTTTTATTTTTTCATAACTACGACCACCAAAATACGCTGCTACAGTAGTTGTAAGCAATAGTTTTAGTAGTTCCTTCCATTCACTATCTACATTAAAATTAATAGCACCAGCGTCAATAAAAACCATTAGAACAGTACTTATAATTAAGAAGATAAGAACTATTGGTCTTACATTCTTTGAAAGGTATGAATCTGAATTTAAATCTGCCTTCCATCTTTCAGTAACACTTTTTTGTATTTCTGATTCTGCTTTAATAAATATTTCCTGCATTTCTTTTTCAAATTGTGCTTTCTCTACTTTACTAAAAGTATGCTTGTCTATAATACCAGAAATTTTTTCTGCTATATTACCTCCTGTTGCTCCAAATAGTTTTGCTAAAATATTTTTCATTATTGTTTTAATTTAACTTTACTTTTATTTACATCTAATCTTGAAATATCTTTTGTTTCTGCTTTTGATTTAATTATAGTTTTATTATTATTTTTTTCTACATAAATAGGTTGATTGTTTCTGTAACCTCTATTCCAGTTATTGTTATACCAATTATCATAGTATCTTGGATAGCTTGGATATGACACTACGTTATAATAAACATTTGGTCTAATCATATTAATAGGAAGTCTTAAAGTATCTCCTTGTTCTGTAACTGCCAAAACGTGTGTAATTTGAATTTTAGGTTTTGTGTTGTAAGTTCCACAACTAACTATAAAAAAAAGTATTATTAATATTCTCATTTTTTATCTATTTGTTTTAGTTTACTTATTGCCCAATTAACACCTGCAGAACCACCCCAAGCATCCCACATTAAACCTCCACAACCTTCTGTATATGGAACGTCTTTATGTTGTTGATGTCTTTTAAATGAAGCCATTCTTGAAATAGTATCTCTTGATATATTTTTACCATCTGCTAATTGTCTTGCCCTTGTCCACCCTACTTGAGTTCCACAACTACTGCCATTTTTTTCTTTAAATGCTATAGCTTTTTTTGCATTGTTTTTTGCACCTTGTGGGTAATCATTATAAGATTCTAATTCTACAGAACCTCTAAAAGCATCATAACATATTGCTACAGCTTGTTTTTCATCGTGATAGTCCATTAATTGTGGAACACAACGAATCATAAAATCACTTTGTTTTTCTCCTTGTTTTTTTTTAGGTATAGGCATCGTTATAAAATTTAAAATGTAACACAATAAAAATCACATAAATATTTAATTCAGAAAAATTAGTAGTTTCATCTTCTGGT